GGTCTTCCGTATAACTGTAAACAACATTGGCTGGGTCTACATAGTCAATCTTTACACCAGCACTTGGTAAGAACTCGTGCTTTGCAATCCCTATACCAAGTGTTGCAATATCGTAATCAATACGTTTTCGTATATCGTCGTAGTGATTCTCTTGAAGCACTGTGTTTATAGCTTCTTCTTCTGCAATCTCAATAGCAGGCTTGTACTTAAGCTGCATATACATAGACAATTCTTCATCGTCCTTTGGTATTTCATCTTCTGGCATTGTAAATGTTTGAATACCAAAAGCTTGTTGCGCCTCCATAAGAAGGTCTTTTGCAACCATTTGTTTTTCAATCTCCTCCTGATACCTTGTTCTGTTCTCAGCAGACATTGCATCCTGAGCGTATGCGTTTATTTTGAACAGCCTGTCCGACATACCATTTACTACAATGTCAACGAACTTGGGTAGTATGGGGACAGGTGTCCAATCTAAATTCAAATAACTAAGGTCTCCGTCAACTGAGAGCTCGTTCTTATACTTGCCTATTGGTTGTTCCCCTCTTGCGTACAACCTTAGCCTATGAAAATTTCTAAACTGGTCATAGAACCTACAGGTCCTCGAATCTCTTTTAAACCACTCATACTGAATGGCTTGACCGACTCTTAGCCCATACTCTGGTGTAGCCTTTTCGGCATCAGTAGTAAGTTGACTTGGGAAAGTGCCTGCACTTATGTTGATGTTTACCTCGTTCATTGACGCACTATTTGACTCAAGCTCCCGCTATTGTCGTATTTTGCAAAGTTAATCTTTATTTTCGACTCTTTCTTGACAGGCTGGTACAAGTTTTTTTGGTTGGCCATAATCGCAAGCCCTGAGCTTATTGATGCGTCAAACTTTGTTCTGTTGTTTATATCAAACCTGGCCCAGTCCATCAGTGTCCTGTTGAAGTACATCTCACCCATATCGCCTGTGTCCCTGAACGTGCCATCGTCGTCAACACCAACGTGCTTTTCAATGTATGATTCTATAGCAGAAGCGTGAGACTGCTTCACATCCTCGCTCGAGTTTGGCATACCGCCTAGCTCCTTCTCTGTTTTTGAAAGCTTATTAAACTGTCTATCTGGCCTGTTCATACTGAAAGCCCTGTATCCCCTGTTCTTAAAATGATACAGCAACCGTGGCTTGTTGTTCTCCGCCAGTATCGGCATACCATAGAACACACACGCCATCAGCACATCCTCAAAGAATATCTCTGCTGTCTGTGGTCTTGCAACATACTCCAAGAAGAAATGATTGCTCGGTGCGTCGTCCATATTGAACTTTGTCATCCCGTGCAGTGCCCCGTTAGAACCACCCCCACCAACAACACCAGATATGTCGTAAGAATCGCAACCAAAACTACCAATATGTTCATTGCCAGGAAACCACCCAGAGCCCTTCTTTATAACCCTGTTCTGTAGCCCTGCTGACGGCATCCAGGTTATCAAAAACCTGCCCTTGTTGTTTGGTGTCCACAACACCTTACTGTCTTTTATTCCGTTCTCCCAACTAAACGAACCACGTGTCATAAAGTGTTCCTTTATTAAGCCATCGTTGTAGTCGATCTGCTGGTATATCTTTGTCAGGTTGAACAGAGATGCCTTGCTCTCGTCCCGAAATGCGTGTGATTGTGTTCTGGGAAACTGTCGGTAGAACTCATTTAGTGCGTCAGCATCGTTCTTCAGTGACGAAACCTCGTTCTCCCAGTACTTAACAACACCAATATCTACCTTGTCTCCCTGAGAGTTCTTGCCAGCATCAAACATTGGATGCCCGTACTCATTTATAAACCCCTCCATATTCCACTCCATTGGAATAAACAAAGAGTACATTCCACTTTTTGTCTGTCCGTTAGAGTTCCTCTTCTCTACATTAGAATCTAAGAACAGTTTCTTGAAGTTCTCACCACCCTTATCCAGTGCATTGGATGTTGAACCCATCATACACTTACCTGTAATCCTTGAGCCCAGCCTGAGACAGGTCTTTGTTACACGCCAGTTGTTCAGTATGTTCTCTGGTCGTTGCCATTTGCCACTCTCGTCGTGCACCAGCAACAACAACTTCTCACCATCGTATGAGTTCTCGTCCGTGTTCTTCCAGTCTATGGTTGTGTCCAAGCCCTCAAGTTCGTTCTCCTCGTTGTCGTACATATTCTTTTTTGTTATTTTAGATGCTGGAACCCTATAGCTTAACTCTGTCTTTGGCCTGTCCATACCATCCTGTATTGGCTTGAAAAAGAATGGGTAGTTGGTTGATATGGGAACCACCTTGTCCGTGAACATTTTCTTTGCATCCGAACCCGTCTTTGATAGTATACCAACCCTTGCATTTTTTGCAAGAGTTGCCGTGTTTACTGTTTCGCAGGAGGACATAAAAGAAAAACCAGAACGCCTGTTCTTTAGATAACACATACCAAAGCTACGCTTGTCCGCCTTACACGCCTCCCAGAATATGTAGAATATTCTATTCGACTCCCTGAACTCTGGTGCACCAACATCTATCTTTGTCCATTGCAGGTACATATAGTGTGTCCCTGTAATGTAGGTAGGCTCCCCGTTGTTCATAAACCAGAAGCCGTTCTCTCGTCTGTCAAACTCTTGCTCAATGTAATCAACCCACTGTGACTTAAACTCACGTGGCATATCATTCCATTGGAAGATGCTCTTTATTTTGGATAGCTGCTTGGGGTAATCAAGCCTCTCCCATTTCTGTAGTCGCTCGGACTTGCTTAGAGAATATACATCTCCTCGGGACTTTGGTAGCCCCACTCGCAACCCCTGAATGTTGTAGACACTTCCCAGTGTCCCATCTCGTGAAATAACGACAATGTCGTATCTATCGTCGTATCCATACTCCCACTTCTTTTTTGATTTTGGTGGCTCTTCAATGACATATAAACTATTTTGATTTTCTTTCTGCAAACCCCTGATTACTTTGTTTTGTATTAACAGCGTTCAAGGCCTCCCTTTCTGATTCTATCCTATTGAGTATCTCAAAGGCATCAAATATAGCTAATTTTTTTGTAGCCGCTGCATTCTTCAATCTATCCGCTGCCAGCTCATCGTCTGGGTCTGGCTTGATAATCTTCTCCTCAGCAACCTTTATTAGCTGTGCCACAGCCTTGTGTCCCGCCTCTATAATCTGTTCTTTTATTTCTTTTACATCCTTAGGCATATGTTGTTCGTAAACATTCTGTACAACTTTTCTCCTTCAACATCGAACGCATACTCGCTCTCTGGTTGGAAGCCAACCTCGTCACCAACCTTTAATCCAAGGCTTAGCAACTCGTCATTAATATAACGAATTTTTCCGACAAGTGGTTCCTCCCTTGTATTCTTGTATATTACAGACTCCTTTGTCTGTATTGGCTCAATAAAACAAAACTTGCCGTGTGCTCTCCACTCACCGTTCTTTTTGTACATAAAGAACTGTTCTCTGTCCACCATAAANTGGNCCTCNTTGAGAAAGCTCTTNCCACTCTTCTGCTTACCCTTCATATCGTAGTAGTACTTGAACACGTTGTGATGTACCAAGAGCGTGTCCCCTGGTGCTATGTCGCCATCATAGTCTAGTGGTGTGGATACAACGATAGCGTACCTATTAGAGAACTGGTGGTCCTCCTGTGAGGTTGAGGTGATAAAATCTATACCCCCTATGTTTTTTGTGTTGTTGTATCTCTTATTTTCTTTTGGCTTTACAATGAATAGATTCGGTGATTGCATTAAAATTGTATATTGTATTCTATTGAAACTGGCATATTGGAGTTAAATTCTTTTCCACAATACAAACCTCGTTGTCTTTTACAATCCACACACGGTACGAGCCCTTGTGCTCTTGTATTTTCGTGTATTTGGTAATCGCCACCAATCACCGACTGACCGATGATGTAGTGCATACTCGAAGACTTGTAGTCCCCGCCGATTGATATCTTTCTAATCTGCATTAAATTTAATAGGCTAGGTATATTTTTTGCCTACTTTTTTTACAAAGATAATAAAATTATAGTCTATGCGTACTTGACCTCTGTTATATCGACAGTTGCAACCGTGTGAATATTTGTTGCAGCTATGCCCGTTACATCAATTTTCAATGCTTGATGTGTGGTGTCCGCACTTACTGTATAAGAAGGGTTAAAACCTCCATCGTTAAACGTTTTGTTTCCGTCTGTATGCTGACCTACAATGGTTGCATTTTGACCAGATTCTCTACGGATTAAACCCGTTATTTCGCTACTCTTGGCATT